TCCGCCACCGCTGCCTTCACCGCCGCCGCCGCCGCCACCGCCAGCGATGGCCAGTGGGTTTACACCGCGATAGATGCCCGAGCTGCCGCCACCACCTGCGCCCGTGCGCCTCGACGTATTGAAAACGGCTCCCGTGACGCCACCAAGACCAACCGAAATCAGCAGCGTTTCGCCAGGGGTAACCGTGAGTGTTCCCTGGACGCGGCCACCTTTGCCACCATTGGCCTTGCCGTAGCCACCACCCGCGCCCTTGACGTCGTAGTCAATCGAGGTGACGCCAGCGGGCACAATGAACGGCACCGCAAGGCCCGTTGCGTATGTCGCCAACCCCGAAACACCATCGGCACCGTCGTTGCCATCGCAGCGGATCGGGTTCGCGGGGCCATTGGTTGTGTCGATGAAGTTGGCACAGATCTCGAGCCCTGCCTTGCAGCGCAGTACACCGGTGGCGGCTGGCGCCCAAGTGATCGAGTTGTATTGAGCATCGGCAGTCACGTCGACGTCGACGTTGGCGATCACGAGGTTCGTTGCTGAGTCGGTGATGGGCCCAAGCGGCGTGAGTGCGAGCTGCAGAGCAAGAATCTGAGCCGCGTGCTTCTTGGTGCGGCTTGCCAATTGACGGAAGGCGATGTTGTCGACACCGTCGCGCGTGTACGCCACGTTGGCATGCGACGCGGCCGCGAGCGCACCGCCGCCGAGCGTGGTGATGACGCCCGTCCTCAGGTTCACGTTGTAGTCAACGCCAGCGGTCAAGGCAGCACCCGCGCCACCTGCGACCTTGACCACGACAGTCAACAAGTACTGATGTGGCAGGGTGATGGTGCTCGCCGTGATCGCATAGTCAGCAGCACCTGGGCCGTCGACTGGACTACCTTCGACGAGGTCCGTCTGCTCGAGGCGACGGATGGTGGGCTCGTAGTACTCCTCTTCAAGCTGCGACATGCCACACTCCCGGATCGTTCAGCCCCGACTCATCGTCGACCCAAAACACTTCGAAGCGCGCAGAGAGGCGCTTCCACTCGACGATGGTCTTGTTGATCGCGTCCAGCTGCTCAGAGCTGGGTTCACCCACCACCACCACCCAGAAGACATATAGCGGCGGTTGGCGATGCCGGTTGCCGCCGTTGTGCCTCCACGTGCCATCGTAGAGGAACGGTACTCCGACCGACGGCGTCACGCGGTTGATGATGCCCGCAGCATCGAGCGCGTCCCACACAGCGAAGTCGGTGCCGCGGTGACGGCGGCGGATGATCGTTCGCTTGAGCAACGCCCTACGCGCTGACTCGTCCGTGGTCAGGTTCCAGGTGTCACCGAGCGCACCGAACTGCCAAGCGAGCGTTTGCAGCGCGCTCGCGTCCACACTGTCGATGACGTAGATGATGACGGCGCTGATGGGCAGCGCGGCGAAGCGCTCACTCGCGACGCGGTCGAGCGCCTGCATGCGCTCGTCGGCAATTGACCTTGGGATGAGCAGTTCACTCATCGCCTACCTCCGACGAGACGGCCGCAATCGAGATGCTGACGCTCGTGCACCGCGCCCAAGAGTCAACGTCGGGCAACACGTCGCCCGCAGGTTGGCTCAGCACCATCGAGTGAACACCCGGCACCGTGAGTCGGGCACGGACTTGGTCCTTGGGGGCACTGCGACCGAGCTTGCGACGCGAGATGCGATAGGCCTCGGCGGCCTTGTTGGCGAGCTCGAGCACCGTGTCAGGGTCCGCGTCCTTATAGATGGTGAGTTCCGCGTCGATGGTGAAGTCGTCGCTATCGGACGCCTCCACAGAGACTTGGTCAGTTTGGGGCCGCACTCGCTCGGCCGTGAGCTTGGCTTCGACGAGCTCGATGATCTCAGGGGTGATGTTGCCGCCATCGTCGAGCAGCACCACTCGCACGGTGAGGGGGTCATCGCTGATCGCAACCACGTCCTCGATTGCCGAGCTCGCAGACCGCGCGTGGAACTCGTAGGCCTCTTTGGCACCTGCCGTAGTGTACCCATCAGGCGCACCCAACATCCGCTCTTGGTAACGCGGGTCGACCTCGGCCGGCGCACCACCAGCAGTGAGGCTGAGGTTTGCGACCGAGTCGATGCCCGGCACCGCGTCGACGAGCTCCGAGATCTGACCTGGCAGATAGCCGTTGCTTTGCGCGCCCGCGGTCGTCGCTCGCACTGGCACGTCAACATAGAGATCGCCCTCGAGCAGCACCGCTGACTCGGTGGTCGCGAACACGGCGATGCTGTCCTTGCTGCGCACGCGCGTCCCTTCGGGAATCGGAATGTCGTCACCGGCCGCCTCATCGATTGCGAAGCGTTGGGTGGTGACGCCAAAGTCTGCCTCGAGTCGAGGCGCATCGATCAATGCGCCCAAGTGATCGAGCATCGGGAATCGCGCGTACTGCAGCAGGTTCTGCTTCGCTGCTTCCTGGATCGCGATGCGGCAGAGCGACTCGCGATAAGCAAGCGTCTTGAGGAACATCCACTCGGGTTGGTTCGGAGTGAGCGCTATGCCTGTGAGCCCAGTGAAGTGCTCGAAGACTTGCTGCTCGATGACCTCTGGATCGCGCTCGACGAAGTTGGGCTCTGCGAGACTCATCGGACCTGCACCTCCGTCTCGCGCTGGTCAGTGGAGCCCTCGGGCGTCCACAGCACTCGCACTCGGATTGTAGAATCCTCGATGATGGGCAGCACTTGCAGCACGCGAGCACGACGCTCCCACCGCGCAATCGCTGCCATGACCTCACGCACGATGCGGGCCGCCGCCAGAGGCAACGGCAGGTCCAAGATTTCGAGCCAAGGGATGCCAAAGTCGGGCTGCAGGGGCAGCTCGTTGGTGGACGTCTTGACGATGAGCCCAATCGACTGATCGATCGCATCGACACCCTGCAGCACGTCGCCCGTTGAGAACAGGCGCACCTGCCAATTGGTGCTGAGTTGCGTTACGTCGGCCATCTCTGCTACGTCGTTTCTACCAGCGGGTGAACGGGGCTCTCACTGCATAGACTCTGTGGTCAGTCGCTCGAGGTGTTGGTGGCGCCAAGCGAGCCTGGCCAACCTGCCATCGCGGCAACCATTGCCGCCTTGAAACTTGCGCCGCCATCGAGCGGCACGATGACGGCAGCGCCAACCGCCGCCTTGAACGCGCTCAGCAATGCAGCGAGCGGCGTGGCAAGAGCAACCGGGCTTGCACCTGTGCCCACCTTGAGCGTCGCCTTACACTCGACCGCGGGATCAATGGTGACGACGCCAGCCGACTCGATGTGCACCGCGACGGGACCTGCGACGCGTAGCAGGCTCGCTGTGCGGTTGTACTCGATGACGGTGCCGTCGCTGAACACCATGCGCCGCAAGTCAGGGCTGCCGTCGGTGGGCTTATTTGCCTCGGTGTAGAGCGCACCCAAGATGCAACCCGCCTCATCGCGCTCGTCCATCATGACGGCAACGAACTCGCCCGCGTCAGGCAACTCGAAACCCTTGTTCTCTTGCGTGTTTGCCTGCAGCACATCGAGCCAACCCGACTCGCGGTCTTGCTTGTCGGGGAACTTCACCTTCGCCCTGCAGCGATCGGCGTCCACCTCGGTGACGAAGCCTTTACGGTACATAGGTCACGTCCGCATCCACGGTCCAGCCGCCTGACTTGGTGAGTCGATGGGTTGCCTTGTCGATGACGTACTTGCCGCCAACGCGATACATGTCCTCGGTCAGCTCAATCACAGCACCCGAGCAGAGCAGCGGGTGACCGAGCAGCGACAGCTGTCCCGTTGCAGCAAGCCGGTTCGCGGCGAAGAGATACGCACGGGCTTTCTCCTCTGCTTCTGCCACCGACTCAACGCGAACGTTCTTGTAGAGGATCTCACCAAGCACCTTGTCCTCGCTGCCCTTCGGACGGAATCCCATCTCGATTGCAGCCTTCCAGGTTTCTGCCTCAACGATGCCGTTCTGCTCGATGCCCGCCTGCGCCTCTAAGATCTTCGTGCCGCGCTCGGTGATCGGCCCGAACCACTTGTCAATCTTGTAGTCGTACCAACCCTTGCTCTTGAGCCAGATCTGCCACTCGTCGACGAGGTCGCCCAAGTGCCCAACGTCGGGCTGTCCTTTGCGCTTCAGAATCTCATCGGGCACCTTCACGTCACCGGGCACCGTCTCGGATCCGCGGATGCGCATGTTGGCCACGAGTGCACGCCCCTTGATGAGTTGCCCCGTGTCACTGTCGAGGTATGACACCTCGCATGCCACGTAGGTGTGCTGCGTGGTCGACTTGAAGCTGTAGCGTTTCAGATCGGAAAGCTGGTAGGTGCGCACCGGCTCCGTCGCCTCGAGCGAGAGTTGGTCCCAGAACACGAGCAGCGTGTTGCGCACGTTGAACGCGTATCCGTACTCGTCGGCCAGCTTCTTGAGGAACTCCAGGTTCGTCTCGTCGCTCTGAGTGACCAGCTTGAGCGGGACGTCGCGGATCGTGCCCATCAGCTCGAGCTCTTCCTCGCTCGCAATCTGTGTGGTGATGTCCTTGAGTGAACGGTTCTCGAACTTGCGATTGCGCTTGGTGCGCAGCGGGGTGCTGAGGTTCGACGCGAGCGCGCGGATCGTGCACGTATCAGCTGGGCCGTCGAGCTGCACCTCGTCGACCTGGAACTTGCCGCAAGGCAGCAGCTCTTGGCCCTCGTAGCCGATCGAGAGATCGAGTCGGTCACCCTTGCTTGGGTACCAGCCCGTGCGCCACAGCGCGCGAGAGTCCTCAACACCGAGCTCGAGCGTGTCGCTCTCACCGTGCTTGTTGTCGGTGTAAGTGACCGAGGTGACCATCGGCAGAAGCAGCGACGTCACGGTCAAGCTCTCGTAGTTGAGCACCCACGCAGGCTTACCCATTGGACCTCTTCCACGGTGGGAGCTTGTTCACGATGCTCTGCGACTCGGTGCGAGCGATGAGCGGGATCGCGAGCTTGAGGCCTGCCGGTAAGACCGGTCGGATTGGTGCTGTTGGGTTGGCAGCGATGATGCGCTCGTAGGCGTACGCGTCGCCGTAGAAGCGATAGGCGATGCTGTCCCAGCGGTCGTTTTGCTGCGTGATGTAGGGGACGTATTCAGTCATCACATCCTCGCAATCTGGCTGAGAGATACGTCGTCCGGGTTACCGCTCGAGTCGACCTGATCGGGGGTCGTGCGCTCGGGCAAAGCGAAGCCGAAGATGCCAACGGGTATCTGCGCCGGCGTCTCGGGCGGGCGCGACTCGCGCAACTGAATCGAGAGGGTCATGATGATGGGCGTGCCGCTCTGGCTTGCCCACTCCCACGGCTGGTCAATCTGCTCGATCACGAACCAGCCGATCAGAAAGCCGTTGCCGAGCTGCAGCGGCACGGGTTCACCTCGGTCAGCAAGTGCCTCGAGCTGCGAGAGCAAGAGCGTGCTGGCGAGCCCGAGCAACGGATGCACCTTGCAGGTAATCTTGGGCAACCGCGGCTTCTTGCCGACCTGCTGCAGCGGCGGCAACTCAGCGATGGTGTCGTGACTCACCCAGTTCCAACTGCGAGACGTGTCGAAGCTCGACACCGAGCGCGCATCGAGTGGCACGTCACCCAACAGCAAGAGATTAGCCACTGAATGACCCCCTGCTCTGCCGCTTCGCTTCGGCCATCACCGCTTGGTAGAGCGGTCCACCATTGGCGCGGACCCATTGCTCGAGTGTGGCCACAGCGCTTGCACCATCGGTGCCTGCTCCGAGGTGGATGTGCACCTCGAGCGATGGCATTGCATTGGCGCCGGTCGAACCGCCCGCGTCAGTCTGCCCCTTTGCAGGAGCCTGAGGAACAGGCAGCGGTAGCATGCCAGGCAAGCTGGCCATCACCGGCATAGTCGTGAACGCGGCAGGAGCCAGATCCGAGACACGTGGGGCGTTCACCACGGGCATCGTGGTCATTGCTGCAGGCGCGGCCGCTGCGCTCGTGGCAGCCGCAACGCTGGTCATGGCCTTCACCAGCGGCTCAGGCTTCACCGTGTCAGCAATGGTCTCGACCAAACGGATGCGATCGAGGTCGCTGAGCGGGCCGTCCTTTGCGGGGCTGAAGGGCAGCAGGTTGCGCACGCGCTGCACGATTCCCGTCACCGCATCGACCGGCATCTGAGCCACGGCCTTGATGCCGTCCACGAGCGTTGTGATCATGCGCTGGCCGCTCTCGTAGAAGAGCTGCACCACGCCGTTGAACTCCGCCTGCACCAGGCTGCCGAGGGTACTCAGAGCGCCCATGATGCCGTTGACGATGCCGGTGCCGATGGCGCTCCAATTGAGCGATGTCAGCCAGTTCCAGGCCGCCATGAAAGCGACCGTCATCCAGTAGAGCGGGTTGATGACCTTGAGCGCGAAGAGCAGGCCGTCGACGATGCTCGAACCAATGGCACGCCAATTGAGGGTCGAGAGCCAGTTCCACGCGGCCATGAACGCGAGCGTGAGCCAGTAGAGCGGGTTGATGACTTTCAGCCCCCACAGAAGGCCGTCGACCACGTAGCCGCCTATGACCTTCCAGTTGAACGTGGACATCCACGAGACCACCGCGGTGAAGGCGCGAACGATCCAGTAGATCGGGCTCAAGTACTTCAGCACGTTGAGCACGCCTGCGACGAAGCCGAGCTGGAAGCCGTGCTTGATGTCCTCCCAGATGCCGAGGAAGAACCCGACGACGGGTGTCCAGATCGTCATGAACGCAGCAGCGAACTTGTCGAAGCCCGCCTTGATGCCAGCCCATAGCCGTTGGAAGAACGCAGCGATCGGGTCCCAGTAGACGTAGATCAGGGCGGCGGCTGCGATGATACCGAGCACGATCCAGGTGATGGGGTTCGCGAGCAGCGCGGCAGCGAACGCCCAAGCGGTCGCTGCGCCACTGATGAGCGCGGGCACGAGTCCCCACAACGCGCTAACCATGCTGCCGATGCCGCTTGCGAGCGAGAGCGCCTGCCCCGCAAACATCGCCACGCCACCGAACACGAGCACCAGCGGACCAAGCACCGCCATCAGCGCGGCGACCGCTGCCACGATCTTGATGATGGTCTTGGTGGTCTCGCTGTTGTCCGTCATCCACTTCCCGACCGACTGAAGCACCGCGAGCAGCTTGGGCACGAGCGCCGCCACCCACTGCCCGAGCTCGCTCGTCGCATCGGCGAAGATCTGAATGACCTGGGGGTTCTGCTCGAGCCACTTGCCAAAGGCTTCGACTACGGTGGCCACGTTGCCGCCAAGCGTCGAGAGTGCTGGCTGCAGCTTATCAGCGACGCTCACCTTGATCGCGTCGATGCGATTGTTGAGTATCTCGAGCTGGCCGCTGCGCGTGCCCTCGATCAGTTGCGTCGCTGCAGCTGCCGCGCCCGCAGAGTTCTTGACGGTGTCGAGACCCTTTGCGAGCTCTTGCGACTTGCCGAGCATGAGCGAGATCGCACGGAAGCCCTCGTCACCGAAGGCCTCGCGCAGATCGTTGGCCACCTCAGGCGTCAGGTCCTTGAGCGACCCAAACTTCTGCTCCATGTTGTGGAGCGTGTCGTTGAAGTTCAGCGTGCCATCTGCTGCGCGCGCGACGGTGAACCCAAGCTTCGTGCCTGCGTTGTCGATCTTCGACAACACCGAGGCGAACGCAGTGCCTGCCATGCTACCACCGAGGCCTGCGCTGTTGAGCGCACCGATGGTGTTCGAGAGCTGCTCGAACGAGAGCTTGGCGGCCTTCGCTGCAGGGATGCCGAAGGTGAGACCTGCTGCCAACTGACCCAGGTTCGCGAACTGATAGTTTTGCTGGGTCTTGGTTATCACGTCACCGAGTCGACCGATCTCGGTTGCCGCTGGCGCTGCCTTGTCGCCCATGTTGTTGTAGGCAGTGGCGACGAGCGCGGCCGCTTCGGTCGCGTCGCCCATTGTGGCCTTGGCGGTGAGCATCGCAGTGCGCGTCGCTTCGACGGCGGCCTGCTCGTTCAGGCCCGCGCTGATCATCATGTACGTCGTGTCGACGAACTTGTCGGCGGCGCCTGTGTGCACCTTCGACCAGTCGAGTGCGGCCGCCTTGGTGCGAGCCATCGCATCCTCGACGCTGCCACTCATCGGCGTGACGACGCTGCCGACCTTGGCGAGCGCGTCCTCGAGGCGCCCTGCAGGTTCGAGGCAGGCGTTGACCGCACCGACGATGGCTCCGGTCATCTGTTGACCCGCGGCCGTCATCGCAGCGCCGCCGATGAGCGCGCTCTGACCAACGCTCTTGAGCTTTTCGCCAGCAGCGCCAACACCGCTGAGCGCCTTGTCGACGCCCTTGATGACGCTCGTGGCCTTGTCGACCGCGCTGATGACGACTGCGAGCTCGAAGAGGTTCACTTGCTTGCTCTCCTCTGGGCTTCGCGTTGACGTTCACAGTAGCGAGCGAACTCTTGGACCTCGCAAACGAGGTCCTCTTCGCTCATGTTCTCAATCTCGGTGGCGGTGAGGTAACCCTCTGCCTTCAGTTGGGCGAGGTGATCGGCGGTGATGAGCCCGGCGACAGGCTTGGCAGATCGAGCACCTTGCTCGCTTTTCCCATGACCGCACCCATGAGCTCGAAGGCGTCGTCGTCGGACAGGTCGAGCAACTCCTCGTACGTCTTGCGCTCGCCGTTGAACGTGCACTTGAGCGCACACAAGGCGAACACCATTGCCATTGACCCGTCGCGCTGAGTGTCGATCATGCGTGACGCTGCCAATATGTCCCGGCCGGTGCCCTTGTGCACTACCACGTCCAAGCCGCTCGACGACAGCTTGAGTGTGGTCTTCACTTCGCGTGCAACAGTTGAGATGGTGGCATTGGGTGTCGTCATGTTCAGCTAGCTCCGAGGTTGGTCCGGAATTCGGCAAGTAAGTCCTCGCCGTTCACCTTCCAGATGTTGTTGAGGACGTCGATTTCGACGAGCTCCTGCCCGTCGAGCTTCACCTTGACGTAGTCGACCGTGAGCTCGTCCTCGTACTCGGCGGCCTCTTGCGGCTTGAGGGTGCCGAGCTGCGACTTGGTCCAGCGACCACGCACATCGATCACGAGCGGCTTCTGCGCGATGCGACCATCAGCACCATACGTTTCGTGGTTCGCGCGGAACTGCAGCGCCTGAGTCTTGAACGGGTTGGCTCCGAGGATTGCGGCCTCGGGATAGTGGCCCGCCCACTTGAGCGTCATCGTCATCGCCTCGAGACCGGCGGGCAGTTGGATGGTGCCGATCATGCCGAGGCCCACGTGATCGATCACCTTGACGGCGACCTCAGGCAGCTTCGCCTCTGCCACCCGGCCCAAGTGGTCCTTGGCGCCTGTGTAGAGATTGGCGTTCATGATCTTACTGATGGTGGGTGCGGCCATTGGATTACCTCAGAGGGGAAAGTTTGCTTACTTCGGGTGGCTTCCGTGGGACTTGGGCTCAGGCAGCAGCTGAAAGCGACTGCAGCAGACTG